TGCTACAGATACTTTAGTAGGTAAAGCAACAACTGATACTTTAACTAATAAAACACTTACATCTCCAACACTTACAACACCAGTTCTAGGAACACCATCATCAGGTACTCTTACAAACTGTACAGGATTCCCAGTAACTCTAGCAGGAACTGAAACTTTAACAAATAAAACATTATCAGGTAACACAGCAGTAACTCTAGTTAGTGGTGCTGCAACCGTTACATTACCAACTACTACTGGAACACTTGCAACTTTAGGAAATGCTGAAACACTAGACGGTAAGACATTAACAGGAGTGGTAAGAGTTCAGAACGCTTTAGCAACAGCATTGGGAACAACTGGAACTATTGATTTGGACTTTTCAACAGGAGAATTAACCACAATGCCAGCCATGACTGGAAACGTTACATTTACAGCATCAAACTACGCAGCAGGTCGTTCAAAGACAATTAGAATTATAGGTGGTGCAAGTGCACGTACATTCACATTCCCTTCAGGATGGAAATTCTTAGGTGCAGTAGCACCAGCTAGTTTGGCTATTGGAAAATATGCAATATTAACATTAACATCAATTTCCACAACTGAAGCAGAAGTAGTGGCTGCATACGCAGTAGAGCCATAAATTGTCACATTTTGCAGAAATTAAAAATAATATAGTGATACAAGTTATAGTTGCAGAGCAAGATTTTATTGATACTCAATCTGGTACTTGGATTCAAACTTCATATAATACAAGAAAAGGTGTCAATTTGGTATCAGGTATTTCATTGAGAAAAAATTATGCTAAAGTAGGTGATACATTCGATGTTATTAGAGATGCATTTATAAGTCCTAAACCATATCCATCTTGGATTTTAAATGAAGAAGAATGTTTTTGGTACCCACCAATAAAAATGCCATTCAATCTCAGTGGTGCATTATGGGATGAATCATCATTAAACTGGAAAGGTGTAGACAGTTGATTAATAGAGGAATATCTTTTAAAAGTACATCTTGGACAAGTAGGATAAGACCATCACCATTATCAGTTTCAGCTAATACTGCTGGTGCATCATATGTATCAGGTGGAAAAACATATTATAAATTTACATCTTCAGGAACGATTACTTTTGAAGGTGCAAATGGAACTGTAAAATTATGGATGATTGGTGGAGGAGGAAATGGACCCGAACGATATTATGGTGGAGGTTCTGGTGGTGGGGGTTTAGTTTATAAAGATGTTACGGTTTCAGCAGGACAAAAAAGTATAATTATAGGTGGAGGAGGAAGTAACTCAACTGCTTTATCAGAAACTGCATTAGCTGGTGGTATGGGTGCTTCATCAGCTACTGGTACAGTTGCTTCAACTGGTGGATGTGGTGGAGGTTCATATGGTGCAACTTATTCTGGTGCTTCTGCACTTCAATCAGGTAGTGCTAGTGGTGGGTATGGAAACGCTGGTGGTTCTAGTAGTGGAGGTGCAAATGCTCATCCATCAGGTGGTGGTGGAATCGCTGGTGCTGGTGCAGGAGGTGTTGTTGGTGGCATAGGTAATGGTGGTGCTGGTGGTTCTGCTGATTTTGATTCCATTTTAACTATCACATCAACAAATACATCACTAATTGGAGGTGGTGGTGGTGGAACTAGATATGCATTAAATAATGCATCTTCTGGTGGACTTGGTAGTAATGGTGGTGGTAATGGTGGTGCGACTGGACCCACAACAAATACTGGATCTGGTACCCCAGAAAATGCAAATACTATGATTTGGGGAGGTAGTGGTGGAAGTGGAACAGGGTATGGTGCAGGTGGAGGTGCTTCTGGTAGATATGGTAGTGGAGGTGCAGGTTCTGCTGGGTTATGTATCATTGTAGTTACAAATACTTAAATGAAACAAAAATATTATTTTTTATCTGGTTTATCTCGTTCTGGTAATACTGTTTTAGCAAGTATTTTAAATCAGAATCCAAAAATTGCATTAACTGGAAATAGTATTATTACTAGTATTATTTGGAAAGTGTTTTCTGTTTACGATGACGAATTATTTGTAAATATACCAGATAAAAAATCAATACATAATGTTATCAAAAACATAATACCAAATTATTATTCTGATTGGTCACAAGAATATATCATAGATAGAGGAGAATGGGGAATACATGATAATTTAGAGATGTTAAAAGAATATCTTACCAATGATATAAAAATAATAGTTTTGGTGCGAAATGTGGCTGAGGTTTTAGCATCATTTATAAAATTTTCTAATGAAAACCCAAATTTCTTTTTGAATAAAGTCGGTAAAACAGTTGAAGAAAAATGTAATTTCTTATTGAGAAATGATGAAACTGGTGTGGGTCAAATATGTGGGCAAATATCATCCATTTATAATTTATTATTACCTGAAAATAGAAAATATTGTTGTTTTATCGGATATGACGAATTAATAAATAATACCGAAAAAACAATAGATAAAATATATGATTTTTTAGATATACCCAAATTCAATCATTATTTTACAAATTTAAATCAATTCAAAGTAAATGATATATCATATAATGATGATGTACTTGGTGGAAAATTACATAGTATTAGAACAAATAATATAAGTAAAAATGAATATAATATTAAAGATATATTACCAAATGAAATAATAGAAGATTGTATACAATTAAACGAAATTCTTAAATATTGATAATAAAATGACTAAACAACCAATAACCTATTCGACTTTTTATAATCTGATAAAATAACACCTATATGACTACTCTAATCATAAATAAACCATTTCAATTAAACGTATTTCAAGATAACATATTTCAAAGTGGTAGTATAACATCAACAAATGATGAACAACTGAGTGTATCAGAACCAGCAGGAATATTTCAATCTTCCCTATTTCAAGATAGTGTATTTCAAATTAAGAATGGTGTATCTAGATTATTAGGGATTAATAGATATGGTAATGATATTATAGATTTAAAAGAACCATTGGGAGTGTTTCAAGAAAATCTATTCCAAAACACCGTGTTCCAATTTAATAGTGTATTTAGGATAAGTGGGCTTCACAAGTATAATAATGATACATTAAGTCTAGTAACATTCGATGGAAGAGCTAGAGTCATGTTGAGATACATTAGTGATGTATTAAACATTCAAGAATCAGTACCAAAATTGAAATCAATTCTTAAAAGTGTTAGTGATACACTACAAATAGGTGAAACAGTTAACAAATTAAAGACTATTATTAAATCCATATCCGATACTATCAATTTAAAAGAACCATTGAGGGTGTTCCAAGAAAATCTATTCCAGAATAATATATTTCAAATTGAATTATATGTTGGAATTGTAAAAGCATTAGGATTTGTAAAAGTATTGGGTGATTCATTACATTTAAAAGAACCAGTAGGAGTATTTCAGAACATATTTCAAAACACCGTGTTCCAAGCTACAAATGGTGTATTTAGAATAATTGGACTTTATAGGTATAATAATGATACATTAAACATTAGCGAAACTCCAACTAGATTAAAGGTAATTATAAGATCAATTAATCACACATTAAACATTAGTGAAGTAATTAACAAATCTAGAACCATGTTCAGAACAATATCTAACACATTAAGTCTAGTAACATTTCACGGCAAGGCAAGAGTTATGCTTAGATATGTATCTGATTCATTAAACATGAATGAGTCTATTAACAAGTTAAAATTATTATTAAGATATGGTAATGATAGTATTAATTTACAAGAACCTATTGCATTATTCCAAAACATATTCCAAAACACCGTGTTCCAAGCTACAAATGGTGTTTACAAGATATTAGGATTAAACAGATACGGTAGTGATACTATCAATGTATCTGAATCAATTCTTAAACCAAGAGTAATGTTGAGATATATATCTAACACATTAAACCTAGTAACATTTGATGGTAGAGCTAGAGTTATGCTTAGATATGTGAGTGAGTCATTAAATGTATCTGAGAACATTAACAGATTAAAGGCAATATTTAGATATAATAATGATAGTATTAATCTATCTGAAACAGTTCTTAACCCAAGAGTTATGTTGAGATATATCAGTGATTCATTAAACATGAGTGAGTCTATTAACAAGTTAAAATTATTATTAAGATATGGTAATGATATATTAAATGTATCTGAAATAATTAACAAACCAAGAGTTATGCTTAGATATGTATATGATACATTGAACCTAGTAACATTTGATGGTAGGGCTAGAGTAATGTTACGTTATATTAGTGACTCTATACAAATTAGTGAATCAATTAACCGATTGAAATTATTATTAAGGTATGGTAATGATAATATTAATCTATCTGAAACAGTTCTTAATCCAAGAATCATGTTGAGATACATTAGTGAATCACTACATATTGACGAAGCAGTTAACAGATTGAAATCAATATTTAGATATGGTAATGATATTATGAACCCATCTGAATTAACTTTCAACCAAAGGGGTATGCTTAGATATGTTGGTGAGTCATTACAAGTAAGTGAAGTTGTTAATAGATTTAGATCAATGTTGAGATATGGTAATGATATATTGAACTTGTCAGAATCTATCATTAACCCAAGAGTCATGTTGCGTTACATATCTAACACATTAAGTCTAGTAACATTTGATGGAAGAACAAGAGTCATGTTGAGATACATTAGTGATACATTAAATGTATCTGAGAACATTAACAGATTAAAGGCAATATTTAGATATGGTAATGATACATTACAATTATCAGAAATAATAAACAAGTCTAGAATCATGTTGAGATACATTGGTGAGACATTAAACAAGAGTGAATCCATTAGTAGATTCAGATCAATGTTGAGATATGGTAATGAGTCTATCAATGTATCAGAAATAGTTAACAAGTCTAGAATCATGTTACGTTATGTATCTAATACATTAAACTTGGTTACATTTGATGGTAGAACAAGAGTCATGTTGAGATTTATATCTGAGACTTTAAGCCCATCAGAAGTAATAAGTAAATCAAGAGTAATGTTACGATATGTAAGTAATACATTACAACTATCTGAAGTAATTAATAAATCTAGAATTATGCTTAGATACATTAGTGAGTCATTAAACGTTAATGAATCCATTAATAGATTAAAATCAATGTTCAGATATGGTAATGATACATTGAACTTGGTAGAATTTGATGGTAGAGCAAGTTTATTAATCAGATATATTAGTGAGTCATTACGAATAAATGAAACAACACTAAAGTTCAGAATTATGTTAAGATATATAAATGAATCATTACGTATATCTGAAGGTATTAGTAAAATAGTACAGGTAGGAATTCAAGTAATAAGTAAGGTTTTAAGAGGATTCAGTAAATCTAACAATGTGAAAACTTTTAAGCGAGGAAACAATGTAAAAACATGAGCGTTAACCTTAATGCGAGAGATGTGGAATTTCGTGTAAAAGTGGGAGATCGTTCCTCACTCGTACTAACAATGACAGATTCATCAGGCACAGCACTCAATTTGACAAATACTACTACATATGCTAGTGGAAAATGGAAAGTATGGAAGCCTGATGGTACACTTTTAATCAATGGTACAATAGTTTTCACTACAAGGGCAAGTGGTATTGTTACATATACTCTAACAGCAGATGATACTCTATATGCAAATGCAGGTATTTGGGATGGAGAGATAGAGTTGAAAGACACAGGTGGAGTTATTACTGAACAATCGAAATCTTTTAATTTCGTAATTGAGGAGAGTTTTTAATCATGGCAGATATAAAAATAGTAGCTAGTGGCATATGCCACAAATGTAGTCACCCACATGCAACACACCTAGATAATACTGGATGTGTTTATCCAATGGGAGACGAACCTTGTGGTTGTGATTCAATAGGTACATACTAGATAGGTATATATAACTAATTTATCATACTGATAGTATGTTAAAATTAGATGATATTAATAATCGTGTGTATTTTGAATTTAGAAGATCACAAGTAGATGCCATGAAAACTGAAAGGTTGGGAATAATTCATGTTAGTGATTTAATTAAACCATGTATGAGAAATGTAGTATATAATAAAGTGTTACCAAATAGAGGTATGTCAACCGAAGATTACAAATCAATGTATTTTGGACAGTTAGTTCATTCTAATAGCATGTTGGCATTACCTGAACACCATGAAAAATTCTTAGCTTATAATTATGTAACAGATAAAGCATTAACTAGGGAAGAGGCATTAGCCATACCAATAGAAGACCCTGAACATTTAGATATTATATATGGTAGTATGGATGATTTGTTAGAGATAGATGGTAAGTGGGTTATATGTGACAAAAAAACAACAGGTAGTATTGACTACTTTCAAAGAGCAACTAGTAAACCAAGTGAAAGCCATGTTGATCAAATCAATAAATATAGAGTATTACTAATGAAATGTTATGGAATAGATGCTGAGTTTGGCTCTGTCATATATATTAGTAATAGAGTTGAGAAAGATAAGCGTGACCAACCAACTGTGTTATCTTTTAAACTTAGACCTATGGAAGAAACTTTGAAAGATATGGTTGAAAAGGCAAGGATAATTAAATCATCCATGACTAATGGTACACTACCAGAAAGAACAAAGTGTTTTCTCTGTGATGGAATGTGTCCTTTTGCTTCCACCTGTTTTACAGATAATAGGAAGAAATGGAATATTAAATAACATATGAAAATATTCTTTAATGGGAATAATAAAGCCCATATGGAAGCCCTTGAACAATGTAAGGTAAAAAATGTGATGTTATCCTTTAAATACTCTTATGCAAACATTGGTAAGTTTAGATCAAAGTTTGAAAAGATATTTGTAGTAAGTGGAACAGATACAAAACCAGATAGGTATCATGAGTTATTAATTAAACATAAAGGAGTATATGATTATGCCACACAATTTGATGTATTCTATAATATGGATGAGACTATTAAACACCTTAACAAGGAAAGAGAGATGGGAATAGATTGGACTCTACCTGTTCTTCAGGAGAATTATCTCAATCACTTATCACGTATTAGACCAGAACCAAATTCATATGTATGTTTGGGTGAGATTCATGGTAGGGAAGAAACAGAAGATCAGGTTAGAAAACTACCTGCTAATTTAAAGTACCATGGATTGGCAAAAGGTCGTTACATTACACACAATAGAATGATGGAATCACTTGATACCAGTGGTTGGATAAGTGCAGCTATGAGTAAGAAATGTGAAGTATGGAACAGTAACAGTACAAATTTTATGTTCTTTGGTGATAAAGGTAGGAGTATGATACCTATGCTCAATCACGCATGTGAAGTTCATAAAGAGTATTTATCTATCATTGGAGTAAAGAGGGAAGATATAATTGCAGGTGAATACTATGCATTACTTAAAGCACCATTTGCCTTATTATATATGCCAATGTGTAAACAGATGGGTATATTAAAGGATAACTTTAATCTTTAAATATGTATCATGTAATTGATTTATATGACTGCTGACATTTTTAAGATAACACCACTTGATGAACACGCAAGTAAGGTAGCAATAAATGGTAGAGTAACAGTATCTCCCTTTAATTCAATGAAACATATGAAAAGGGCAAACATCCCAGCTCTATGTGATCAATGTGTATATCGATCAATAGATACAGGAGGTAATGGTAAGTGTCCAAAGTATGAAGCAGGTGCTGTATGTGCGATTAGGAATGATTTCATAGCACTTATTAACGAAATGGACACACGTAATCCCGATCACATTAAAACAATGCTTGATATGTTAGCGAAATTATCATTTGAAAATGTACTCATGGCACTTACTGAATCAAAGTTTGATGGTAACATTCCAGATAGGAACACAAAGAGTGAGGTTAATACATTACTTAAAATCATATCAACAATTGGTGAGATCAGTAGTAAGATCACAGTTAGTGAAGAACAGCGTTTTAATAAACAAGGTGATATTGAATCTATCTTTAGACAGATAAAAGCACAAAAGAGTAGTAGTGAATAATGGCATCTCCAACAGATGAGTTTCTAGCAGAGAGGAAAAACTTTGTAGAACAACTGGCATTATGTATTCATAAACCAAGTAAGTTTAGTGAGATTTTTCTTGATCATAAACTCTTTGATTATAATATAAGATATACTGATAGTAAAGAAAGGTTTCTAGTTTATCGAAGTGGAAGACAGGTAGGAAAAACAATGTCAACAGCAGTTAAAATTATACACTATGCCTTATTTGCACCGTTACTATCTAAACTAATTAAGAGAGAATGTGTTATAGTCATAGCAGCACCAACACAAAATCAGGCAAGTATCATGTTCAATAAGATTAGAGATATGGTAGTATCAAATGACTTTTTAAAATCATACATAATTAGGAACACACAAACAGAACTATGGATTAACTTCCTCGACAACAGTGGCATGACTAAAATATATACTAGAGCAACAGGAGAAACAGGTACTTCACTTCGTGGTTATTCACCTGATGTAATAGTAGCTGACGAATGTTCATTCATAAAGACAGATATTCTAAGAGCATTTCTACCATCAGGTATGGCTAGACAGGCTAAAGTATGGTTAACTAGTACACCATTTAGTAAGAGTGGTTACTTTTATGAGGCTTGTATGAACTCTAAACCTAATAATCCACAGGGAATGTGGACAGAGTTTCATGTAAAGTCTACAGATAACCCCCTCGTACAAGCAGATCCAGTATTCATTGAAGAAATTAAACGATTAACAAAGGAAGAATATGTACAGGAAGTTGAGGGAGAGTTCCTAGATATTGGTGATGCCCTTATTCCAAACAACCTTATCTCAGAAGCCATAGTTGACTATATACCAAATGGTAGAATTAGATATTATATGGGTGTTGATGTTGCACGTTCTGGTAGAGATGAAACAGTATTTACAATTGTGGGTGTAGATGAAAATGATGTTGTATTTATAGAGGAAGTGGAATCAGAATCACAATCTAATGTAGTTCAAGTAAGTGGAAAGATACAAGATTATGTTAGAAAGTATAGTATTGAAACAGTATATGTAGATGAAACTGGATTAGGTGGAGGATTAGTTGACTTGGCAAGATCACAGGGAACACCAGTAAGAGGTGTCATGTTTACTTTACAAGAGAAGGAAGAAATGTATAAGAACCTACGTCTCCTATTTGAGAACCATAAAATAAAACTTAAACAAATTAACAAGTTAGTATATCAACTCTCCTATTTACGAAGGGAATATACTGAGACAGGTATAATGAAGATTAAAAGTGATGAACATGATGACTATCCAGATAGTCTTGTACTTGCCTGTAAACCTCTAAGTATGGGTAATCAATGGCATGTTCTTGATGTAGGTAAGGCATTAAGAAAATCACTCTTTGGTTAAATTTAAATACTAATATACTCATACATATATATGAGTGTTGATAATTTATCAGGTCTTACAGATAAACAAAAGAAAAAATTAAAAGAGATAAGATCCGAGACACGTGAAGATCCATATGCTAAAGAAGCAACAGCAACTACATCTAAAAAAGAACCATTAAAAAAACTTACTGGTGGGGTGTTGGAAGAAATAGTTAAATTAAAAGCACTTAATGATTCAATGTCAATTATTAATAAAAGAGACGGTGAGAACATAGGTAATATAAAAACAGGTGGGTCTCCATCAGGTAC